GAGTTGACACAATGGGCCACACCATACGCATGTAACTATATGCGATCTCGTCTACGGTCCACTGCACCTGACTTGCCTATCTTTATGAGAGCAACAACTAACCCCGGTGGCCGGGGCCATCATTGGGTCAAGAAAATGTTCATCGACCCTGCTCCATACAATAGGTCATTCGATGCAACAGACACAGAAACCGGAGAAGTTCTTCGATATCCCTATGGGCATAGCAAGGCAGGAAAACCTCTATTTAAGAGACGCTTTATCCCGGCAAGACTTTCTGATAACCCATACCTTGCGACAGCAGGAGACTATGAGGCCATGCTCCTCTCGCTTCCTGAACAGCAGCGTAGGCAGCTTCTTGAGGGCGATTGGGACATTAAGGAAGGCGCGGCGTTTACTGAGTTTAATAGGGATATTCACGTTGTTGAACCTTATCGTATCCCTAGCAACTGGGTCAAGTTTCGTGCATGTGACTACGGTTACGGCAGTTATTCTGGTGTTATATGGTTTGCTGTTGCGCCTGATGAGCAGCTTATCGTATATCGAGAATTATACGTCAGTAAGGTCTTGGCCACAGACTTGGCTGATATGATACTGGACTTGGAAGCCGAAGATGGTAATATTAAGTACGGTGTTCTGGACAGTAGTCTTTGGCATAAGCGTGGCGATACTGGTCCTTCTCTTGCGGAGCAAATGATTGCAAAGGGATGTCGTTGGCGTCCATCAGACCGTAGTAAGGGTAGCCGGGTAGCCGGTAAGAATGAGATACACAGGCGTTTGCAGGTGGATGAATTTACAGAGGAACCAAGACTTGTATTCTTTGATAGCTGCACAAATGTCATCAGTCAACTACCGTCCATCCCTCTGGACAAGAAAAATCCAGAAGACGTTGACACGAAGTCTGAAGACCACCTTTACGACGCGCTACGGTATGGGATTATGTCCAGACCCCGGTTCTCTATTTTCGACTACGACCCACATGGCAGACCATCGACAGGTATGCAAGTAGCCGATTCTACATTTGGATATTAAGGAATTATTATGGCAGACGATGAAATGATGATTGAAGATGACGCTATCGCCCTTGAAGATACAGATGATACTGTAGTTCAAGACGCGGAAGTATCAAACATTATTCCATTTATTATGGAACGGTATACCCGTGCAGAAGACTATCGTTATCAAGACGAAGAGCGATGGTTAAAAGCATATAGGAATTATCGTGGACTTTATGGCCCGGATGTTCAGTTTACAGAATCAGAAAAATCTCGTGTCTTTATCAAAGTAACGAAAACAAAAACTCTTGCGGCATACGGTCAGATTGTCGATGTGCTGTTTGCCAATAATAAATTTCCTTTGTCTGTTGACCCAACTGAATTACCAGAGGGCGTAGTAGCGGATGTACACTTTGATCCACAAGAGCCAGAGCAGCTTCGTGGAGAAACCTCTCTTAGTAGCCCGTATGGCTTTGCTGGAGACGGTCAAGACCTTCCGCCGGGGGCTACGACCAAAAGTCTTGTGGAACGCCTTGGTGCGCTTGAAAACAAGCTGGAGCCGGTACAGGATAAATTGAAAGAAGGTCCGGGTAGTACGCCTACTGCCGTTGAATTTAGTCCTGCAAAGATTGCAGCTAAAAAGATGGAAAAGAAAATCCACGACCAACTGGAAGAGTCGGGTGCTAGTAAAAGTCTGCGCAGCAGTGCGTTTGAAATGGCGTTGTTTGGCACAGGTATTATGAAGGGACCATTCGCTACGGATAAAGAGTATCCTAACTGGAATGAAAACGGCGAATACGATCCAATGTTTAAAACTATGCCACAGGTCAATCATGTATCTGTGTGGAACTTTTATCCAGACCCAGACGCCAACAACATGGACGAGGCGCAGTTTGTTATTGAGCGACACAAGATGTCACGCTCTCAACTTCGCAATCTCAAGAAGCGTCCATACTTCCGTGGTCAGGTTATAGACGAAGCCATTTCATTTGGCGAAAACTACACGAAGAAATATTGGGAAGACGATTTGTCCGACTATGCACCAGAGCATGGCATTGACCGCTTTGAGGTACTAGAGTATTGGGGCATGGTCGATATTGAAATGCTGGAAGAGCAGAATGTTGAGATTCCAGCAGAACTAAAAGACTTTGATGAACTGCAAGCAAACGTGTGGATTTGCAACAACAAACTTATCCGCATGGTGCTTAACCCGTTCAAGCCTTCTAAGATTCCGTATGCCGCCTCGCCGTATGAACTTAATCCTTATAGCTTCTTTGGCGTAGGCATTGCAGAAAATATGGACGACACGCAGACGCTGATGAACGGCTTCATGCGTATGGCTGTAGACAATGCTGTGCTGTCGGGTAATCTGATTGTAGAAGTGGATGAGACCAATCTAGTGCCGGGACAAGACTTGTCATTGTATCCGGGCAAGGTGTTCCGCCGTCAGGGTGGTGCGCCGGGACAAGCTATCTTTGGTACAAAGTTCCCGAATGTGTCGTCTGAGAACATGATGCTATTTGACAAGGCGCGTGTACTCGCAGATGAAAGCACAGGCTTTCCGTCCTTTGCACATGGTCAGACCGGCGTATCTGGTGTAGGCCGTACCGCTAGTGGCATCTCAATGCTTATGGGAGCGGCGCAAGGTTCTATTAAGACTGTTATCAAAAATGTAGACGACTATCTCCTTCGTCCATTAGGCGAAGGTTTCTTCCGTTTCAATATGCAATTTGACTTTGATCCATCTATCAAAGGTGATCTTGAAGTTAAAGCGCGTGGCACTGAAAGCCTCATGGCTAATGAGGTGCGTAGCCAACGCTTGATGCAATTCCTGCAAGTTGCCAGTAACCCCGCGCTTGCTCCTTTTGCAAAGTTCCAATATGTAATCCGTGAGATTGCAAAATCTATGGACCTTGACCCCGACAAAGTTACCAACAATATGAATGAAGCCGCGCTGCAAGCAGAACTTATGAAACAGTTTCAAGCTCCTGCTGACGACCAGCAAGCACCGGCAGGTGCAGATGCTATGGACCCGACAGGTGCAGGTGGCGCAAACATGGGTGTAGGCATGGTGCCGCAGCCGGGTGAACAAGGATTTAGTGCAAATGAACAACCAGCAAATACTCAGCAAACTCAAGCCGTGGATCAACAACAACCGCCAGTGGCAAGCGTTCAATGATTATCTTGACTACATGATAAACCAGCAGCAGAAAGCACTGGAACAAGCAGAGCATAGCGTAGTGGTACATCGGTCACAAGGTGCTATTGCTACACTTAGAAAACTAAAATATCTCAGGGATGAAGTAAATGGAACGTCCGCAAAGTAAACCTAGCGAAACAGAACGTGCTTTAATGAGGCAACAACAACGCGATGAGTACGCGGCTAACAAAGCGCGTGTTATCCAGCACATGAAAAAACGAGGACTTCGTCCTGAAGCTATTGCTGGGTTAGTTGCGAATATTCAACATGAAACTGGTGGTTCATTTGATTTTCAACAGAAGCAGACAAAAACAGGTAGCCCCACCGATCCTAGAACTATTGAACACGGCGGCTATGGTCTGTTTCAATTTGATAACTTTAAAAAGAATGTAGGACACCGCAGTTGGTATCAGTCATATTTAAAGGACAACGAAAAAGAAGACAGTCCTGAATCCCAGATTGATTACGTTCTTGATACTATTTTTGCAGATACACAAGACCCAAACTATAAATTTAAAGAACTAACCGGCGTAGGTGATATGGGTACGTTAAAAGCGTATCTTGAAACAAATACAAGTCCTTCTACGATTGCCGCTGAATTTGAATCATATTTTGAAAAAGCAAAAGTTCCTCATTCAGATCGTCGCAAAAAAATTGCAGATGATATTTTTTCTGAACTTGCCCCGCCAGATAGAGCGGACATTGGTCCCGAAGATCAATTTATCAATCAAGCGGGAGAGATTAGAGACACGGGTGAAGTTGGAGATGACCAACTGTCTATCGTTGACGTACCCGAAGAAAAATCTATGTATGAAAAAGTTAAGCCGTATATACCTGTATTGCGGCATCTTAATGAGGGTGGCATGGCACTTGAGAAACAAATGGAATTGTTTGAAGACGGCGGCTTAAAAGAAGAAGGCGGCACAATTGATCCTGTATCTGGGAATGATGTTCCACCCGGCTCTACAAAAGAAGAAGTGCGGGATGACATCCCTGCACAACTAAGTGAGGGAGAGTTTGTATTTCCAGCGGATGTTGTACGTTACATCGGTCTTGAAAAGCTGATGCAAATGCGTCAAGAAGCAAAACAAGGTTTGCAAATGATGGAACGCATGGGACAAATGGGGAACAGCGAAGATGCCACCATGTCTGATGACATTCCTTTTGATCTTTCTGGTCTTGACATGTCAGATGATTTAGAGTATAATGTAGGTGGTTTCGTACCGGGAGTACAGCAGGATCAGCAGTTTACTGGCATTGCAGGTTATCGTCCTCCACAGATGCAACAAACTGGTATGGGATATGTGCCAGCCCCAATGCCACAGTATCAGTCTCCACAAATGCCGGGTGTGTACCAGCCACCGCAACAAGCAGCAGTGCCTGTTATGCAGCCGCCTACAACAATGCCACAGTTTGGTCAGTTCACTGAACAAAACGTAGAGACACGAGAGTACATCAATCCTGCAACTGGAGAACGACGTATCTTTACTTTCATAGGTGGTCAGCCAACTGTAGCGATCCCGGAGGGTTTCATACCTAGCTCTGAGTATACCGCACCAGAAACTCCTAAACCCGCCGACGTTGCCGTAGAAACAACATCTGTTGTGTCTCCTGATTCTGATGAACGAGACGAGAGATACGCACAAAGACAAGAAGAAGAGTTCGGACCCGGTGGTGGACGACTAGGCATAGCAGGTCAAACTTTTGGCGTGTCTTTTGACCCTGCTGGCGAAGGCTTTCCGGGAATGTTAGGCGTAGCAACTACATTAGGAAAAGCTATAGCTGGCAATCTTCCTGATGACACAATTGTAAACTTAAAGAATGCAACAGGTTCATTTAGTATATCGGGTAGTCAGTATAATAATCTTAAAGCTATTATTAAAGGAGAGGGTGCTAATAGTCCGACAGCAGAAATGTATTTAAAGGATATACAACAGGATTATAGAGATAACATTGCAAATGTTGCTAACACCTATAAACTGGATTCTAGTGGCAAGTCGTCTACACAAATTTTAAAAGAAGCGTCTGAAGCTAGTGGTCAAGATGTAGATGACCTTATTCGTGGAGCAAAGGCAAGAAGAGATTTAGAAAAACATAACGCTGAAGTTGCTCGTAAGGCTGCAGATAAACGTAGACAGGAAGAACAAGCGGCTGCTGTGCGGCAAAGACAAGAAGATGAAATTCGTCAGCAAGCAGAAGCGACACGCCGAGCAAATGAGGCGGCGGCAGCTAAAGCAGCAGCTACCTCTCGACGGGATGATAGTGATAGAGATGATAGTGGCGGCGGTCGCACAGAATCTGCTGGCGCTGATTGGAGTGCCTCACAACGAAGCGTAAGCACCCCATCAAGTAGTGGTGACCCACGTGGATATTCTATGAGGGCTGAAGGGGGCTTAATGCAAAAAGAAAAACCTAAAGCAAAGAAGATGAAGCGAGGTGGACTAGCTTCTAAAAAATAGTTCGCACATATGTTGGCTACCCTAATCCCCCACCCGACGTGGCTACGGTTGGCCCCAACTAGGAGAAAGTAAAATGGCAGAAGCCGCAGAAATCATGGCTGAAGAAATGCAGTCACCCAAGAAAGTAGCGTTTGCGCAACGCAAATATACTAACGAAGAAAAGCGCAAGATAGAAGAAGAAGAACTTGAGCAAATGCTCAAGGAGCAGCGTGGCGAAGTAGAAGAGACCGCAGAAGAAACGGAAGCAGAGCCAGAAGGCGCAGAAGAGAAAACTTTTAAGAAGCGTTACTCTGATCTGCGTAGGCATCAGCAACAACAAGCGGACGACTTCAAGAAGCAAATTGCTGAACTACGCACACAGCTAGACGCTGCTACAAAGAAAGAAATGAAGCTGCCTAAGTCTGACGAAGACATTGAAACATGGGCAAAAGAATATCCTGATGTTGCTGCTATTGTAGAAACAATTGCAATGAAGAAGGCCAGTGAGCAGGCCAGCGCACTTGAAGCGCGTATCAAAGTAATTGATGAGATGCAATCGTCTGCAACAAAAGAAAAAGCTGAAGCAGAACTGATGCGACTGCATCCTGACTTTGACGATATACGTGATAGTGACGAGTTCCATGAGTGGGTTGAGTCCCAACCCAAGTGGGTGCAGGATGCGCTTTATGAAAACGACAACGACGCACGTTCTGCTGCTAGGGCGATTGACCTCTACAAAGCTGATATGGGTATTGGCAAAAAGAAACCCAAGTCAGACAAAGACGCAGCCAAGTCTGTGTCCACAAAGAATAGTCGCAGTAAACCGCAAGAGAATGAAGCCTCGTCGTACTTGAAAGAGTCGGAAGTACAGAAGATGTCACCGCAAGAGTACGAATCGAGGTCTGACGAAATCATGGAAGCTATCCGTTCTGGAAAGTTTGTCTATGATGTGTCGGGTAATGCCCGATAAAAAAGTGTTGACAAATAGTTATTTGTAAGTATAACTATACACAACAAAGATGTAAGTGGGTTCGCTACCTGCTTGCACCAAAACCGCAAACAGCCAAGTCTTACGGATCACCTGACGAACATGGCCCGTTGAATGGTAGGGCGGCCACCCTCCAGAATACGCACCCAATGTGAATCAGCCTCCTGATTAGTCTTGCGAGTTTGTATCTGTAAAATGCTAAATAGGAGATAATATCATGGCATTCACTACTGCTAGTGGTTATGGTAATCTTCCTAACGGTAATTTTTCTCCCGTAATTTACAGCAAACAGGTGCAACTTGCTTTCCGCAAGTCTGCTGTTGCTGAAGCAATCACCAACTCTGACTACTTTGGTGAAATTGCTGCTATGGGTGATTCCGTTAAGATTATCAAGGAACCCGAAATCACAGTTAAGGCTTACGCCCGTGGTACAACCATCACGCCGCAAGACCTTGACGATGAAGATTTCAGCCTGACAATTGACAAAGCTAACTACTTTGCATTTAAGGTTGATGACATTGAAGAGGCACACAGCCACGTAAACTTCCAGTCTCTGGCAAGTGACCGTGCTGCGTACCGTTTGGCTGACCAGTTTGACCAAGACGTTCTTGGTTATATGTCAGGCTTTAAACAGTCTGCACTGCACAGCAATGCTGACACAGCTAACACAACCGTAAACGGTTCAAAGGCT